ACATTGACCAGGTGGCGTCCCTGGAGCAGAACCCGAAGGAGCACGACATAGGGGCCATTATCGCCTCTATGCAACGGTGGGGGTACATTGACGTTATCGGTTGGAACAAGCGTACCGGGCGGGTTCTGGACGGAAACGGTCGGCTCGAGGCGCTCCGGAAAATGAAGGCCGCTGGAATGGCTGCTCCTGCTCGGGTGGTGGTGGAGGGGAACACCTGGAAGGTGGAAACTGGCGGTGACGGTACTCTCGCTTCCGGCCATCTACCTGGTCAAGGAAAAGCCCGTTCTGTAACAACCCAGGGGGAGGCTCAACGGCTTCCCCAGGGAGTTAAGTATAGATTAAGAGGATAATATGGCTGCTCAACCAAAGGGAACCCGACGGTCGCAATCACAGATAGAACGGGACAGGCTTCGCATCAGTGGGTGGTACCTGGCAGGGATGACCCAGTGGGAGATTCACGAGAAAATAGGGCTGTCCCAAGCCCAGGTCTCCAGGGACTTGAAACACCTGCACGGGGAATGGCTCAAGCAGGCCACGGAAAACATAGCCACCTTGAAAGCCCGGGAACTGGCGAAGGTGGACGGTCTGGAGCGAACCTACTGGGCGGCCTGGGAACGGTCGTGTCGGGAGGCCAAGCGTAAGAGCCTTAAAACCGAGGGAACCATCACCCGTGAAATCACAGACCCGGACGGGTCAACTCGCTTTGTCCAGCAGGTTCCCGCGGAGCAGGTGCTTACCACCGAGGAACGGGTTGGGGACAAGCGGTACCTGGAGGGCGTGCAGTGGTGCATTGACCGACGGTGCAAAATTCTCGGGGTGGACGCTCCCTTGAAGGTGGCGCCAACTGCCCCCACTGGAGACAAGGCATTTGACGGTATTGAACGCGGTGCGGCCAGGTTCACAGAGTACATTAATAGAATCCTTGCCTACCGAGACGCTCAGGAGAATTCAGGCCCAGGCGCTGAAGGGGGAACTCCCCAAAACTGACGCTTGTGCCTACGCCTACGACTGGCGTGGGGTGTGGGCCAGGAAAGACCAGTTGCCCCCGGAAGGCCGGTGGCTCGTGTGGCTCCTGTTGGCAGGTAGAGGGTTCGGGAAAACACGAGCAGGCGCGGAGTGGGTTCGGTGGTGTATTGAAACTGGTCGGGCGTCTCGGGTGGCTTTGGTGTCTCGTACCCCTGCCGATGCTCGAGACGTGATGGTGGAGGGGGAAAGCGGTTTGCTGTCCATCTGTCCCCCGTGGAACTACCCCGCCTGGAACCCGAGCCGAAGGCGTTTGGAGTGGCCCAACGGAGCTTATGCTATGACTTTCACGTCCTTTGAGCCGGACGTGCTCCGAGGCCCGCAGTTTGACGCGGCCTGGTGCGACGAGTGGTGCTCCTGGAAGTACCTGGACGATACCTGGAGCAACCTCTTGTTCGGTCTCCGTTTGGGGGCTGACCCGAGAGTGTGCATCACCACTACCCCCAAACCAGTGAGGCAGTTGCAAGACCTGATGCTCCAACGCACAACGGTTATAACCAGGGGGCGCACCTGGGATAACCTTGCTTACCTGGCCCCGACCTTCAAAGACCAGGTTATCGCCAAGTATGAAGGAACCACACTGGGCCGACAGGAGCTTGAAGGGGAAGTACTGGCAGACAACCCCGACGCGCTTTGGTCGCGTTCCCGGCTCGACGCGCTACGGGTGAACAACCTTCCCGAGCTTACGAGCATTGTCGTGGGGGTTGACCCGCCAGCAACGGCAGGTGGAGACGAGTGCGGAATTGTGGTGGCCGGTTTGGGAACGGACGGACACGCCTACATTCTGGACGACAGTTCAATCAACGGTACTCCCCACGAATGGGGTGCTCAGGCGGTTTCGGCGTATGCCAGGACGGACGCCGACTACATCGTGGCCGAGACGAACCAGGGTGGGGAAATGGTCAAGTATGTTCTCAAGAACGAGAACCCGAGTGTGCTAGTGTGCGAGGTGCACGCCAGCAGGGGTAAGAAGGCCCGGGCGGAGCCGGTGTCAATGCTCTACGAACAGGGCAAGGTTCATCACCTGGGTTCCTTCCCGGAACTGGAAGACCAGATGTGCCAGTGGGTTCCGTCCGAGGGAAACACAAGCCCGGACAGAGTAGACGCTTTGGTGTGGGCACTGTACAAACTGTGCCTGCGGCCCACGCAACCCAAAATACGCTAGGAGGCGAGATGCTTACACTGTTGGCTGACCTGGGAAAGTACCTGGTCGTTGGAGACCCCGAGGGAGTGCTCCACATCGTTACCCCCGAGAAGGACGCCGTGGCCTTGGCGCTCAAATGTGACGCCGCTGTTGCTCCAGGTGTGCGGTATGCCCCGCCCGAGAAAGTTCCCCCTGGCACGGTGGTGATAGAGAAGGGCACGCTCAACGGTGTTCCTTTTCAGCACTTTCGGCGCTTGGAGGGCTTGGTGGTGGAGGGGGTCGAGATTCAGTTCCTTTACCTGGCCCAGCAAAAACGGTGGATTGTGGCAGATTTGACCGAGCTACAGAAGGGCGCTACAATCGCGCCAGAACCAGAAGCGAAGGAGGCGACCAGTGGCACGGAAAGCAAGTGACGTCTTGATTATCTTGGGCCTTCTCGCTACCGTCTCCGGTGTGGCCCTCTACGATTGGCGGTTGGCTGTGGTGCTTGGTGGTGTTTCCTTGGTGGGCCTGGGAATTGTGTTTGGAGCGCGAGTATGATAGTAGACAGGTTGCGCGGCCTGCTCAGGAAAAGTTCTCCGGTTCCTTACGTCTCCAGGTTTGGCACGTCCTTCCCCATTGGTGCAGGTAAGAACACAGAGGGCTTCGTCAAGGCGTATGGGGAAATCGGTTGGCTGTTCTCGGTGGTGTCCCGTATTGGTTTTGCGGTGGGCGAAACCGAGTGGCACCTTGAAGACAAGGACGGTGAGGAGCAGGTGGAGCATCCGGCCCTGTCCATCCTGCAAAGGCCTAACCCATTCTGGACAGGACAGGAACTTTTGGAACTCACGCAAACCTACCTTGACCTCACCGGAGAAGCGTATCTGTTGCTGGCCACGGCTCGCCCAGGTGGGCCGCCCCTGGAGATATGGCCGGTATCCCCGTCGTATATGGCTCCTGTTCGTGACGCTGAACAGTTTGTGAATGGGTTCACGTATAGCAGGTATGGCCAAACCATACACTTCCAGAACGCCGAGGTCATTTGGTTTCGGTACCCATCACCGCTCGACCTGTATAAGGGAATGGGGCCGGTAGAGGCAAGCAGCGTTGACCTGGACACTGAGCGGTTTTCCTCCCAGTGGAACCGCAACTTCTTTCTCAACTCTGCCCGGCCCGACGCTACCCTGGAGACTGACCAACCGCTACGGGACGAGGACGCGGACAGGCTTCGGGACGAATGGATGAGCATCTACGGTGGTGTTGACCGGGCGCATCGGGTGGCCATTTTGGACTCGGGAGTGAAGTACAAACAGGTGTCGGTAACACAGAGCCAAATGGACTTCATTTCTCAGCGGCGGCTCAACCGGGATATGATTCTAGGGGCTTACGGTGTTCCCCTTCATATGCTCGGCATCAGCGAGACAACGAACAGGGCCACGGCGGAGTCGGCGGAGTACGTCTTTGCCAGGTGGGTTGTTCGGCCCAGGCTCCAGCGCCTTCGGGCCAAGTTGAACCAGGCCCTGCTTCCCCTGTTTGATTCCCAGGGGCTTTCCTTTGAGTACAACGACCCAACACCTGAGCACCGGGACGCGGCTCGAGACGATATGAAGGCCGGACTGGCCGCCGGTGTGCTAACCATTGACGAGGGCCGGGCGCTCCTGGGCCTTGACCCACTTGAAGGAAACAAGGGACAGGTGCTTTTGTGGTCTGTGATGCTTAACCCAGTTCCAGTGAACAACCTGGGTAGCGCCCCGGCCAAGACTGTTAAACCCACAACGGGGGTGAACGCTCCAGGTGGGGAACCAGTTGGGAAGGGGCTTTCGGCGGAGCAGAAAGCGAAGCTGGCGGAGGCGTTTGCTAAACGAATGGGCCCCTGGGAGAAGAAATGGGCGGAAATGACCAACGGGTTCTATCAGGGGCTTTGTAGGCGTATTGTGGCGCGTCTCCGGGAAGGCAAGTCTTTCTACGAACACCTGGCGGCACCAACTGAGCACGGTCACGCCGCGTGGGTGGAAACAAACCGCAAGACCCTGGAAGACCTGTTCGGTCAGGCGTTTTGGGACGCGCAAGCAGGTGTGCTCAGAAACACCTCCAACCCACTGATGATTCAAGTCCTGCTGGACGCCACGCAGACAGCGGCCGGGGAGTGGGGCCTCAACGTCTTTGACATTCAAAACCCCGAAGTTCAGCGGTGGATTGGTTGGCGGCTCCAGTACTTTTCCACCCTGGTGACGGAGACTGAGAAAGAGTACATTATTGCCCAGTTGAGGGACGCAACCGCCGCGGGTGAAGGTATTGCTCAGATGGTGACCCGGATTGAGGAGTACTACGGGGACGTCTACTGGAAGGCCGAACGTGTGGCGCGGACGGAAGTTGTGGGGGCGTCGAACTGGGCCGAACTGTTCACCTACAAGCAAAACGGTGTGAAGTACAAGGCTTGGCTCGCCACGATGGACGACCGAACCAGGCCCGAACATCTGGCGGCCCATGAGCAGTACAACGCCAACCCCATTCCCATCAATGAACCGTTCATTGTCATGGGGGAGCGGGTTATGCAACCAGGCGACGGTAGCGGTTCCAACTGCATCAACTGTCGGTGTACGGTTCTGCCAGTTTGGGAACTTGACTAGAAGCAAAGGAGGCGTTACAATGGCGAAAAGGCAAGGAGGTATCTTGGGCGACAGGGCCATGGTTCACAAGCTGTACATCTGTCCTGTGAAGGAAGTTCCAGGGGTAACAGGGGCTTACGACATTGTTGCCAGCACCACGGCCGAGGACAGGGACAGGGAAGCCATCGCGGCCTCCGCCTGGGGTAACCGGATTCAGTCCTTCCTGAAGCACCCGATACTGGTTTCCTCTCACGACTACGGCGACCTCCGGAAGCAGATTGGCGAGGTGACCAACCTGGCCTTCACTTCGGACGGTATGGCGGCGCGGGTGCAGTACTACGTCGGGAAGGGGAATGAGGAAGCGGATTGGGCGGCCTTCCTGGCGTCCAAGGGGCGGGCGGCTTACTCGGTTGGGTTCATCCCGTTTGAGTGGGAGGACGGGGACGTGACGGCCGAAGGTGTGGCCACTGGCCCGCGAAGGCGCTTCACTGACTGTGAACTGTTGGAAATCTCCCATGTCATCCTCGGCTCGAACCGCGAGGCCCTGGTCACTGGCCTGGCGAAGGGCTTTGGCTCCCCGGAACTGAACGAGTACGCCAAAGGTGTTCTCGCTGAGATTCCTGTCGAGCAGAAGGAAGGGCGCGTCCTTTCGGCCAAAGACCATTCCATGTTCGCGGCCATTGTCAACGACCTGAAAGGGGCGGTCAAGTCCATCGAAGACTACCTGAAGGCGAACGGCCCCAAGGAAGAGGATGAGGACAAGGCGGCCATTCCTTACAAGAAGACCCCCCTGGCGGACATGGGCGATGAGTGGGACGCGGGCGCTGAAGTAGCCAAGGCGGAACCGGAAGAACTGAAGCGCATGTGCGCCTGGTACAACGCGGATGAGCCGGACGTGAAGGCTTCCTACAAACTGCCCCATCACAAGGCGGGCGGCGAGAACCCTTGTGTCTGGCGGGCGGTTGTGGGGGCCATGGGGGCGCTGTTCGGGGCGCGGGGCGGCGTCAACATTCCGGACGATGAGCGGCGCGGGGTGTACAATCACCTGGTCAAGCATTACGAGGACTTTGGGCGCGAGGCCCCCGATTTCAAGGCGGCCTCGGCTGTTGGTTTGTTTGTTGACCTGGCGGCGGCCCCCGACACCAAGGAAGAGGCCTACATTCGCCTGGAACGGGCTTTGGCTGGCGGGTTGCAGGATGAGGGCGAGATAGAAGCGGCCCTGGCGCTCCGCGACAAGCTGAACCAGGCCCTTGGTGAAACGGCTCCGCAAGTAGCGCTGGCTACGGCCAGGCGGGCGGTCGCTGACCTGTCAAAGCTGGACGACGCGGCCAGGGCGGAGGCCCTGGAACTTTCCAAGGCCCTGGCGGGGCTGGAGCCTGACGTGGTTGTGGACGTCGAAGCAATTCGGCGTTTGGTGTCAGCAGAAATTCAGTCGGTGTTCCAATAAGAAGGAGGGCAACATGACCGAGGAAGAACTGAAGAAGGCAATCAAGGACGCGGTGGACGAAGCGGCCAAGACATTTGCCGCTACCAGGTCGGCGGCTATTGCCGCGGCCAGTGGGGGCGGCGCTTCCCCTCAGACCCAGGAGCAGAAGTGGAAGAGCCTGGGTGAGCAGATGCTGGCGGTTTACAACGCTGGCGTACCAGGTGGTTCGGTGGACGGGCGGCTGACCAAGGCCCCTTCCGGCATGAGCGAGGTTGTCCCGTCGGACGGTGGTTTCCTGGTTCAGAGCGACTTTGCGAATGAACTGCTCGCCCGAACCTACGAAACGGGCATCATCGCCCCTCGCGTCAACCGCATCCCGATTGGCCCTGGAAAGAACGGGCTGAAAATCAACGCGGTTGACGAAACCTCCCGGGCCAACGGCTCCAGGTGGGGCGGCGTTCAGGCGTATTGGGCGGCCGAGGCGGAGCAGAAGACCGCAAGCAAACCCAAGTTCCGCCAGATGCAGCTTTCCCTCCAGAAGCTGGTCGGCCTGTGCTACTCCACGGACGAACTACTGCAGGACGCGGTAGCCCTGGGCGCGGTTCTCTCCAAGGCGTTCTCGGAGGAGTTTGGCTTCATGATTGACGACGCGGTTATCCGTGGTTCTGGCGCGGGGCAGCCCCTGGGTATCCTGAACTCCCCCTGTTTGGTCAGCGTAGCCAAGGAAGCGGGCCAGGCGGCCGACACAGTTGTGGCTCAGAACATTGTGAAAATGTGGAGCAGGTTGTGGGCGCGCTCCAGGGCCAACGCGGTTTGGCTCATTAACCAGGACGTCGAGCCGCAGTTGTACACGATGAGCTTGGCGGTCGGCACCGGTGGTGTACCCATCTATATGCCAGCAGGCGGCCTGAGCGGTCAGCAGTACTCGACCCTGTTCGGGCGGCCTGTTATCGCCTGTGAGCAGTGCAACACGGTGGGCGACCAGGGCGACATCATCCTGGCCGACTTTTCGCAGTACCTGATGATTGACAAGGGGCCGATGGAGAGCGCTTCCAGCATCCACGTGCGCTTCGTCTACGACGAAACGGCTTTCCGGTTCGTCTATCGCGTAGACGGGCAACCCGCCTGGAACGCGGCCCTGACCCCCGCATATAGCGCCAACACGCTCTCCCCGTTCGTCGTTCTGGACGCCAGGGCGTGAGGGAAGGAGGACACGATGATTTTCACTCAGGAAAACCATGTAGTTTGCGGGCTTGACCCGATTGCGGACGCGTTCGCTGGAACCATCGCCAGTACCATCGTGGACGTCAGGAACTATGACCATGTTACCTTCCTGGTCTATGGCGGCGTGAACACGGGCGGTACGGGCAAGTCCACTTGGACGGTGTTGGCCTGTGATGACACTGTTCCGTCGAACACTCACGCCATCGCCTTCCGGTATCGCGAACTGACCACGAACGACACTTGGGGCGACCTGACCGACGCCACTACGGCGGGCTTCACCAATACGGCGGCCAGTGGTTTCATGCTGGCCATCGAAGTGGACGTGAAGGAAATCGCCCACACTGGCTATCACTACGTGAAGCTTGTGGGGGTTGAGGCGGTTGACGACCCAGTTGTGGGTTGCATCCTCGCCATCCTGTCCAAGAGCCGCTACGCTCAGGCGGCTCATGGAAGCGCGATTGACTAGTCAGGCATAACGACCAGGCGGGGGCGCTTGTGGGGCCTCCGCCTGGCCCTGGCCTGGCACAATCGCAGAAGGAGGAGAACATGGGCGACACGGCTGTAAAGTCATACTGGAGTTCGGGAAACCTTATCTTTACCGAGGACGTGGTTGGGAACGGGGCGTCCATTCAGTTCGGCATCAACGATGACGGGCTGGACGTCAAGTTCTTTGGGGCCACTTCCGGGTACTACATGCTTTGGGACGAGAGCGCGAACAACCTGGTATTCGTGGGCGGCGGAATCGCGTTCACGACCACTGGCGCAATCTCGATGGGTGCCGTGTCAAGCTCGGCTGACGGGTCAGGTGTGGCGCTGTCAGCAAGCAAGACCTCGGCCCTTTCCATCTGCGCGGACACTGGTTCGGCGGCTCTGGCGGCCAGTTCGACCAGGGCGGCCAGGTTCCGCTACCTCATCGGCACGACCCCTGGTACGGGCGACATTTCAGCCTACGGCGCGGAGTCGCTGCTGAAGTTCATCGCGAGTACAAACACTGGCGGCAATATCGGCGGCGTGTTGGGCCACTTGGAGAGCCAGGGAACCGTCACCCTCACTGGAAGCATCAACACTGTCCGGGCGGGTGTGGCGTCCTTCCTCGACTTGGCGGCCAATGCTACGGTCGCGGCCAATACGGTCGTGTCGGCCTTTGGCGTGAACCCTGCAAACTTTGGTTCCGTGATGACAGGGCGCTCGGCCATCATTCACGTCACGAACCCCATGGCGGGTACTTGGGGGTCGTTCCTGGACATGTCTACGGCCACTGGCCTCACCCAGGATTCGGCGGCGGGAGCCACACAGAACAAGCACCTGAAAATGTACCTGAACGGTGTTCTGTACACGGTTCCCATGTACACGGCGTAGAGAAAAGGGCTTTGCGGATTGTGCCCCAAACAATCCGCTCCACTACTAGGGGAGGCCCGATGAAGCTAACGGTGTTCGAGCGGATAATTCTTCTGAACATTCTCCCTTCCTCTCATGACGCCCTCACCATGCGGCTCATCATGGAAATGAAGCACAAGATAGGGTTCGCGGAGGCGGAGTTGGTGGCGCTGAACCCAAAGAATGGCCAGGACTGGAGCCAGGGGTGTCCGCGGTGTGGTAGTAAAGAAGTGGTCTATCCGGGCGCTGAAATGCGGCTTTCTCCGGAGCGAACATGTGGCGCTTGCGGCTACCAGGGGATGAGCGGGCCTGGTCAAGTGTTCTGGAACATGGAGGCCCCACAAGAGGCCGAGATAGAGCTTGGCCCAAGGGCCATCGCCATTATCGCGGCGCGGCTGGATGAGTTGAGCAAGAGCAACCTGGTTCGCCCGGAGCATATGTCACTTTGTGACAAGTTTGGAGTAGGGGGCCATGGCTGACAAGAAGGGCTACGTCCCTGACAGGGACAAGATGATTCGGAAGGCGCGGCGGGCCAAGGACGTTGACGAAGAAGAGAAGGAACCGCTCCCGCGGGAAGAGCTTGACGAAGAGAAGCGTAAGCGGCGTGAACTGGCGTTGACGCTGGCCAGGCGGTACAAGGTGGTCTATCGGGAGACGGACGCGGGGTGGCGGAAACCCGACGAGATTGCCAAGAACGAAGCGGCCTGGCAGAAGGGGTGAACCCATGGTCAAGATTCGTGTGCTGAACGACTACAAGACTGAGCGGGCCTGGTACAAGAAGGGCCTGGTCGTGGACGTGGAGGAATGGGAGGCCGAGAAGCTGTTGGCGCTCCCGCACATTTTCCAGGCGGTCGGCCCTGTTGCCGCGGCCCTGTTGGCTGGCCCAGTGGTCGGCCCTGTTGCCGAGGCGTTGCTGGCTGGCCCAGTGGTCGGCCCTGTGGCGGCGGCGCTGGCCCAGGTGGGGCGGCAAATGACTGAGGCCACGGACGCGGCCATTATGGCGGGCGAGGAGCCTCAGCGGCCCAGGCGTAAGCGGCGCGAGGCGGAGGAGGAATAATGCCTACTGCACAAGTTGTCACCATCACGGAGAACACTTTTGGCTCCATCAAGCGGATTGTGTGGGACTGGGCTTGTACTGACGGCGGCGCGGTGGTTGGCTCTGTCACTACGGCGGTGTTCGACGGTGAGATTCTGGCCCTGGTCACTGTCCCTGATGGTGGCGCTGACGCCCCGACCGATAACTACGACATTACCATCAAGGACGCGAACGGCGTTGACCTCTTGGCGGGCCAGGGCGCGAACAGGGACACGGCCAATGCCGAGTACGTGACGTCGGGCTTCATCCCTGTCGCCCAGAGCAAGCTAACCCTGGCGATTTCCACTGCAGGGGACGCGAAAAAGGGTACTGTCTACCTGTACATTCGGTAAAGGGGGGGCGCCATGTTCTACGGAACCTACGCCGACGTGACGGCGCTCAAATACGTGCTTGACCCTTCCAGTGGCGTGACCTGGTCGGCGGCCGAAACGGCCCGGATGCTTGCCGTGCTGGAGGCGGTGTCTCGCCTGATAGACGCCCATACCAGGCGGCGGTTCTTTGTGGAAACGGCCACAAAGTACTACGACGGAACAGTGGGCGTCGGGCGGGTGGTGGATATGTACTCCGAGCGCCTGACCGAGTACGAATCGCGGCTCTACGTGGACGACCTGTTGGCGGTTTCGTCTATCGCCATGGATTCGGACGGTGACGCGGCCTGGGAGGACGTCCTGGCGGCCACGGACTACGTGCTGTACCCCTACAATTCCTACCCCAAGAGCCGGATTGACCTGGACTTGCGCCAGGGCGACTACTCGTACTGGGTGCGTGGTCAGCAAGCCATCAAGATTGTGGGCCAGTGGGGCTACGGTGATGGTGAGAGCGCGTCGCCCTACAAGGCGGCGGGGGCTACTATCACTGTAGCCACGGCTGGCGGAACCACTCTCACGGCCTCGGACGGAACCAAGTTCGCGGTCGGGCAAACTATCCTGATGGGGGCTGAACAGGCGTACATCACGGCCATTTCCGGGAACAACCTGACGGCGGTTCGGGGCGTGAACGGAACCACGGCGGCGGTTCAGGCGGCGGCCACGGCCTACGTTTGGTGCTACCCTCCCATGGTTCAGGAGGCGGCGCTTATTCAGGCGGCCCGCATCTGGAAGCGGAAGGATACCCCCCTGGGTGTGGCGGGCGACGTGGCCCTGGGGGAAATGAGAATGGGTATCACTATCCCGACGCTTGACCCGGACGTGAAGAAGCTGCTGGAAAGTTTCAATCGCCCGCGGGTGAGGGGCCTGGCGTGAGCGCGAACACGGTTGTCACGATAGAAGGACTGGACAAGGCCCTGGCCAAACTACACGACGCGGGGGTTATCGCCAGGCCCTCGACCCGCATGCTGACCAGGATGGCCACGGCGGTGGTCGCCAGGGCCAAGACGCGGGCGCCTGTTGACACTGGTCGCCTACGCTCTAGCATTACATTTGTGCTGGACACGAAGAACGCGGTTCCGCATTGGGCCAAAGTTGGCACGAACGTATTTTACGCCCCGTACATGGAGTTTGGAACGGGGCGGCTGAGCGACTTCCCTGGCCCTCACAAGGAACAACACAATCCTCCGGCGGGGGCGCTCAACGTGTGGGCCAGGCGCCACGGCTTCAAGGGCGGCTGGCAAGTGGCGCGGATTATCTCCATGAGGGGCGGCCTGGCCCCCCGCATGTATCTACGGAAAGCGGTGGAGGAGGCCATGGCGGAGTTCCGCAAGGCGGGGAAGGATTGCCTGTTTGACATAGGAACGGAGCTTGGGGGTAAGTGATGGCAACCACAATACAGCAAGTGACCGACGCGGTTGTGGCCAAACTGAGGGCCCTTTCGGGCATCAAGTTCGCCCCCGACGAACCTGCGGAGCAAATGACGGCCTTCCCTTTCGCGGTGGTTTGGTGGAGCGAAGGGGACGCCAACCCTGTGGACGCCACTTGGGGCTACACGCTGGACACGGTCATAGCGGAGATTCATGTGGCGCGGAAAGACCTTCCGTATGACGTAGCGGCGGTTCGCGGCTTTGGTGACACGGCGCGGGCGGCCCTGGTTGCCGACCCAACCCTGGGGGGCGTGACCAATTCCCTCAATCGGCTGTACATGTCCTTTCGGGCGATGGAGTGGGGCGGCGTCCAGACGCTTGGCTACCACTTGGAGCTTACCTACAAATTCACAGTCTTGTAAAGGAGAACAGTGGACTTCGAAGCGGTTCGGGCTGACCATGGCCAGTACGTGACAAACGTGTCGCTCCCGCAGTACGCGGTTGGGTGGGAGGTCGTGGAAAGTATCTGGCGGGAATTGGAGCGGGTGCGCCCCGCAACGCTTTGTGACTGTGGAAGCGGGTTCACTTCCTATCTGTTGCGGCTTTGGGCCAAAGAGAACGGCGGCCAGGTTACGAGCCTGGACACTGACCCGGACTGGCTGGCCAAGAGCAAGGCCTACGCGGAGGAGAAGGGCGTAGGCGGGGGCGCTTGGGCCACTTGGGACGAGCGGCCCCAAGCGCAATTCGACTTTGTGTTCTATGACCTGGCGGGGATTGCCACTCGCGAGCGCCAGGCGCGGGCGTCCATCGCCATGGTCAAGCCTGGCGGGTGGTGGATGGGTGACGACCTACAATGGGCGGGCTACCAGGAAGAAATGAGGACGCTGGCCACTCAGAACGGCGCTGAACTGGCGCTACAAGAGGACAAGACGGACAAGTTCGGGCGGTTCACTGGAACCTTCCAGTTGCCAGTGGAGCCACGGCCCCCGCAGACGGAAGTGGCGGTCATCATCGGCATGCCCCTGGAGCGGGCGCTCCCAAGTGAAACCGAGTACTCACGCATTTCGTTCGCGCAACAGGGGTTCGCCTTCTGCTACCTTCCATACACGCGAACCGACTTGGCGCGGAACACCATGGCTCGGCACCTGTTGGAACACCCGGAGTTTACCCATCTGCTCATGCTGGACGTTGACCACAATCACCCGCCTGACACGGCGGCGCGGCTCATCCGCCATGTCCAGAAGGACAGGGGAAAATGGGTGGTTGGCGGCCTGAACTATCGCAGGGGGCCGCCATACGAACCGAACGTCTACTTCCTGGACAAGAACAAACGGCCTTTTGCCATTCCCAATATGCCCAGGGGGTTGGTGCGGGTTCACCTGCTGGGTACCTGTGCGATGTTGGTTGCTCGGGAGGCTTTCGAGCGAATACCTTGCCCCTGGTTCAAGTACAACTATGACAGGGCGGAGGAGTACAGTTTTCCCAGCGAGGACACCTGGTTTGGCGTGCAGTGTTTGGAGCACGGGGTCGCCCAGTGGTGTGACACGACTTGCACGTCCCCGCATATGAGCGTAGAATGGGTGGACAAAGAACGGTTTGAACGCTACGTCAACGAGCATCCCGAAAAGGTGGACGAAAGCGGTGTGATGTACATAGACAAGCAGTAAAGGAGGCGCTACTATGGCTTATGGAGTGAAGGCACTTCGCAAGATTCAGTTGGGCCAGGAAACCACGGCGGGAACGGCTGTGGCGGCTACCACGGTTTGGCGCGGGAACGGTGTCATCAAGGACGCCAGGGAAATCGTCATTGTGGAAGAGGATATCGGCCTGTTCGTGGGCGACGGCCGGAGCTTTGTGGCGAAACTTGGCGCGGCCCTGGAACTGGAGGACACTCCGGCGACGTTCGAACAGTTGCCGTACATTCTCTCCATGGGCCTGATGAAGGACGTGGACGGTTCAGCCGACGGTTCGGGTTCGGGGAAAATCTACACCTACACGCTGAGCACGAACGCCCAGGCTACGC